ATTACTACCACATACCCTATCTAACTGTTCATTTAAGGTGAAACCGGTATTATAGTAACAAAATCTGATAAAAGCACGATAAATTGTACTCTCAGAAAATGTTTTTGGAACAGCAGGATATTTTAATTTAGTATTAGTAGGGTCAAATAAGAAATATGGAACAAGTAATTCTTCAATCTCATTATATAAATTACCATATTCCAATACATTATTATTAATAGTTCGAATACTATTTTCTTTTTCTTCAAAATAAGTTTTTGTGACTTTTGAACCGTTATTGCAACAAGAATTTTCTACTAACATCTCATTTTGAGCATTTGAAAGTAAAAGCTTTTCTTTATCAACAACTCTTTGAATTAACTCTAAAATATGCATAGACATTGAGGTCATCTTGCCATATAATACATTAAGTCTTTCAAACTGTCGTGGATTTCCCGATGTTATATCTCTGAAAACATTTTCTTTAAAGACAGCAGGAAGTGGCTGAACTTCACTAACTCTAACGGGAAACAAAGGTGGAAGGAATGTTAACCATCTTTTAACATCAAATTCCATAGGTATACTCTCGCCAGGAGATTCATTTTGTAAATATAATAACTTTTGATCTATTTTCTCTGTTACCGTTCTATTTTTGAGAATTTCCGCATCGATCAGCTTTTTTAATTTCTCCATGAATCCTCTCAATATAGAGGTTGCTTTGTCTTTAGTTAATCTAGGTACTCTCTGCCATGGACGAGTACGTGAACGCAATCTAAGAGCACAACAAGCAATATAACGTAATGCGGAAAAATCGCCAGGCCCTTCAAGGGGATAACCTGTGAATGATTTTGGACCACACCCTCTAAAAGTTAAGTTTGTCCTAACAGAAGGCATCATAGTCTGTGTAGCAATTAAAAAGTAGCCTAGAGTCAACATTAATAAAGCCTCATCATGAATATCAATATAAGAACCCATTCGTTTACCCTGTTTTTTGGCTTGTTTAACTCTTTGTTGATAGGCTTCCTCAGAAGGCAAATAATTATCCAACGTACTCTCTACATTTTTAATAACAAATTCAATTGATGAACCAATAGAAACGCCGAGTTGTTGTTGTAAGGTAGAAATAACATTACTAATCATCAATCCATCTTTTGATTGCAACTTTTCCGTCGGTTTAAAAGACATATCCATCAAAACATCGCCAATGTCTTTTTCTAACATCGCTCTAGAAACAATTTTATAACCTGCATCATCAAACCCTTCGGCATCATCAAACTCAATCATCCTAATTGTGTATCCAGAATATTTATCAACAATTTTATCACCATCATCGCTTATTTGACCTCGTTCTGCAACAATCTGTTCCAGAGTATTTTGATAAACGCCTGAAAAGAATGCATTGGCCAATCTTTCATAAAAGGTTGGTAATAATTTTTGATTTGTTTTGACACAATAAAACCATTTATAATCAGATTCTTCCGCAGTAGGAGAATAACTGGCTTCTACGCAAGCTTTATCAATAAATTTTAATATATCGGTTTGTTTTTTAACAAAATCACCTTGAGATAATATAAGATCTCTAAGTTCAGCAAATGGTGAAACCGCAATTTCTCTAGAGGGTATATCTTGACCCAATGCAAATTTAATTTCATCGTACCGTATTGCATACAAATTTGCTATAGCCCGTAATTTGCTAATTCTATTGATCAAAAAGGCATTATCTTTTCTGAGTTTGGAAGCTAATTCTTCTTGACTTAATTGTAATTCTTCATCGAACTGGTTTAACATATCCATCATTAATTGTCGTTTTAGGTTCGTCTTACTAAGTTCCATATTAGCACATTCTTTATTGATAGACATGCACTTTTTCTTTAGATTACAAAACATAGTAGCACTAATATCCTCACCATCAAATTCGGGCATATGTATCCAGGTATTTCCGTCCCTAACATAATAAATATTTACACCCTGACTATCAGTTATATAACAATAATCGCCATCCGTTACTAAGCGTTTTTTCTCAATCATAGCCCTTGCTTCTTTTCTAGCGTTCATTTCGTCAAGACCAACATTTGTCATAAGATGATTCAGTAAAAAATCATTAAATGCAGATGGTGACATAGTTGCTTGCTGACCCTCAAATTCTTTTATAATATCGTATCTTGTATCGTCATATTTAGTGTCAAAATAAACATCTGGATTGCCATCATCTTCTTTCAATGTATCAATATCGATATAATATTTTGCCAATGTAAAATTTTTACATTCTAACTCACTCGTACCTTCTTGTGTTTTCTTTTCACTAGTTAAATCTTCCAATTTATTTTTAATAATACTGTCCACATCCATGCCTACAAACAAATCTATATCTTCTAATGAGATCGCATTTGTAAAAAGTTGGGCATAATCTGTAGTATATATACGTTTAATGAATTCGGCGGTTGATACCTTGTACCGTTGAACACGATCTAAATACCTTTCCGCTTCATCATCTTTAAACGCTAATTTATATAAAAGCTCTACTGGAGTAATTTCGCTTGTACTGAGGAGGCGAAATAGGTAACTATTTTTGAAGTTTGTATTAAAATTACCGGTTCCTGCGCGAGGATCCTTGTATTTGTGTGAAATATAATTTATGTAAGATGTGTTATTTTTAACCAACTGTTTTTTGAAATTCAATATATTTGTACGCATAAAATTAACAATTTCTTCATATTGTTTAAATGTAATATCATCAGAATTAATCATAAATGGTTGTAGATAAAAGAGAACGTTTAAAAATGAGGTTGCATTGCCCATGTATTTTTTCATCATATTGAATAATGTTCGTGTCCTAGGAATCATATTCTTTAAAAAATTTATGTAAGTATCTCTGTTCCTATCATCAAGATTACTGGCTTCTTCAAAAGCGAAAATTTCAAATTTTTTCAAAAAATCTGGGTTATCTTCTTTCGTTGGTTCACTATCCTGATCAATAATAGTTGTTGAAAACTTATCTGGTAAAGGAGAGGTTCTATTTAAATATTCGAAATATGAAAAAGGGATTGTATTCAAATTGGATTTAAGTAAAATATTAGTTTTGGGTAAGTTAATTTGGGAGTATTTGACAAAAACTTCAGGTAATTGAAGAAAGCCTAATAATGATATCCTATCGCCTGGAGTTAGGTCAACTAAATCAGGCGTCAATCTTCTTTTTTTTAGATCGTGTAGCGTAGGTCTTGTCAAAGGTTGTTCATAACGAGTCATGACAAATCTCTCTTTTTGGAATTTGTCTTCACATACGATAGAAGAGAATATATTCTCAAAATTTCCTATGACAACATTCATACTTGTCTTTACTCTATCAGATATTACAACGTTATTATTAAGAGTTGGACCAGCAAATGGTGTTAAAAATTCATTAAGATGCCTGTACAAATAACTATACTTATTCTCTCCGTCGGGTACATTATTTGTCATGTATTGAGTTACAATATTATAAATATTGGTTTGGGCATCAGCTAAGGTTGTATCGATAATATCTGATTTATCATCTTTATCATCTATTTGCATATCATATATCATTTTTCTGTTTTTACCAATAGGGAGAAGCCAATATAGTTTTGCACTTAAATCTTGAAGGTGATTTACTAAAGGCCTATATTCAGCGGTTTTAGTATCTGGTATATCATATTCACCATCTTCAGATAGTTTTGAAAATTCCTGTCTTAACTGTTGATATCTTTCAACCATAGTATGAATTGATTTTAGTACTTTAGGTGTACGCGATGATGTGGGTATAGTAGAAAGTAAATCATTGAGCAAATCATCGCTTTGCGTTTCAATACCATATCTCCTTTCTGATTCACTGACCGGGACTTCTTGTGTAATAGCTCCTAGTTTCTCTCCAAAAATAACATCATCCGCATCTAAAAGAATTTCCTTACGTTGTGCCACTACATTGGTTGTATCCACATCTATATCAATATCTGTTGGTGATATATCTAAATCATCATCGCCTTCCCTAAGCTCAGCTGCTTCAGGTGATAATTCTGGAAATATTGGCGATTTATCCTCTTCAGATTCTGGAGGTGTAAATGGTCTAATTGATTCGATAGGTAAATTTTTTGGAAGACCTTTGTAAGCAAAATCAATATAAATCTTTTGATTATCGGGCCAGGTATTAATTTCAATCATATCTTCTTCTAAACTTGTAATTTGACCATTAATTGTAGTAGGTATATCACCACCCAATTGAAGTGTTACCCATGTTTCAGGTAAGAGATTATTTTGTCTTGCAAAACCCTCTTCCGCGGGTTTACTGATGATTTCTATAGTTTCGATTGATTGGTCATCTAAATCTCCATCTGTAATGGTTAGTACAGATTTGTTAAGCGTTTCAACGTTTAGAATATCCATCTCATTTTCATCTAAATACTGTATTAGATAAACTTTATCGTTAATATCACTGTTTGATGGTGCTTTTATCTTAATAACATCACCTAATTCAAAAAATGATGGATTGAGCTCCTGAGTTTCTTGTTGTTCGGACATTACCTTATAATTAGAGTAGAAATTAAGTTATGGAATGATACTTGAAATAAATTGATTGTTAAATATTATTAAAGAAAAAATGATATTATCATCCAAATGCAAATCACGTATGACATCAGTTCTTTTCTCGACATAAATCAGCTTTATAAAGATTCAGATTATGCTAAAAAAATGGGTATAATTGTAAAATCGCAAAAAAATCAAGAAGTAAAAAGGATCGAACAAGAGCTTAGGGATGTGGATAATGATGACCCTGACTGGCGCGAAAAAGTAATGAATCTAAAGACATTGCTTACAAAGGCAAAAGAAGCGACGAAGCTTTATTTGCTTAAATACAAAAAAGACAAACTAAATGTGAACAACCGCGAAACTTTGGGACTTATCCGATCAGTAATTATGCATGGTAAAAATATAATCTGCTTTTCTCCACCTAAGTCGCTTTGTTATGAAACATTTATGGAAAAAACCGATAAACCCGAAACTATTAAAATGCAGGAATATGTTGAGGGAACTATGATAAACATGTTCTTTAATACACTAACACAAGAGTGGGATATCGCCACAAGAAGCAACATTGGAGCAAGATGTTCATTCTATCAGGATAAAAAGAAAAGCTTTCGTATCATGTTTCTTGAAGCTATGAATCAATTAGGATACGAATTTGAACATTTTAAAAAGGATTTGTGCTATTCATGGATACTACAACATCCAGACAACCGAATTGTTGTTCCATTTACACAACCAAATATTGTTCTATGCAAGGTGTATCAATGCAAAGGATGTGTAGTAAGAGAAGTCGAAGGCAACTGGGATAATAATATGTTAATGTCTGAAGGACAGTATGAAATACCACGACCTCTAAATAAGGTAATTGACTGCGAAGGTAAAACCACTGACGAAATTAGAGATACATTTAGATCCTCTGCGTATAATTATAAAATAATGGGCGCAGTCTTTGTTGATCCAGCTACTGGTCGCCGAACAAAAGTAAGGAATCCATCATATGAATATGTACGCAAACTAAAGGGTAATAGTCCTAAACTTCAATACCAGTATTATAATCTAAGACAAATGGGTGCCGTAGGAGATTTCCTTAAGTTTTATCCAGAACATAAGGGAACATTTGATAAGATGCGCCAGCAAATGCATGAGTTTACTTTTAATCTCCATTCGAATTACATAAGGTGTTATATTAAGAAAGAAAAACCACTAATTGAATTTCCATTTCAATATCGAACACATATGTATAATTTGCACCAGTCATACTTGAATAATCTCAGAGAATTGGGAGAGTCTGTTCGAAAGAATGTCGTCATCGATTATATCAATAATCTACGTTGTGACCATCTAATGAGTTCAATAAACTATCCTCTAAAAAAAAATAAAGTTGATGAAATTAAAGAAATTGTTAAAGAGGCAATCGAATAAATATTATAACAAAGTAAATTAGTTTAATTAAATATTAATTTACTTTTCAAATTCACTAAGGATATCGCTATAAATTTTTATTGCGGCATCACAAGCTTCGCTAATATCATTGCGAATATCTTCCAAATTTGTAAATTCACTTGCATATGCAATTCTAATAAAACTTGTGCTGTCATGCGGATGATTTTTTCTAAACCCTACATAAGTTACTGTTTTTGCATTAGCATATAAATCCCTATGCAAAATATACTCTATAACTTTTCCAACTGTATATCCATAGCCTTCAAGAAGAATTTCATAACTGTTTTCTATTGTCGATGCCGCACGTGTAACAACTAAATTTGTATTTTCAGCAGATGTTTTTATATCAAGTAGTTTATCCATCATAATAGTACATGCTTTAGCACAAATATCATAATTAGAGAGCACGCCCACAGTTTCGATTTTAAAATCAAAACTATCTTCAGCATCATGATTATAATAATCTTGCTCTTTCAATGTGAGAACAACGGGGTCTTTTTCTTCCTCGCTCATTGAACTTAGTACACTTTGCCAACCATCTTTTTGTGCTACTTTATCGGGGGTATTGAAATAAGTGCAACAAGAGGCAGTATTATACATACCATCCTCGCCCGCGGTATGTACAGACATTCGGGCTGTGATTTTAAGTTCTTCTCCAGGAACTTCATTAGATATCTTAGGTCGAAGTCTTGCAAATAGGATATAATCTCCCGTGATTGGATCTGGTGGGAAAATTTTTCTAACCTAACTGTACTTTCATCCAGATATTTTTCTGAAGATGTATTTTTAACTCGGAAATCTTTAGTAGTAACATACATCAGTTCATTTGTATCATTTTTCTTATGGATCTCAACTAACAACTCATTATAAGGCATTTTAAGATCTGGAATGTGGATCGGGATACAGCCCAAACGCTGTTTGAGTATTTCATTATTGAATCTGGATGTATTTGTAACAAAATTAGCTTGATTTTCATTATGAGGAAATGTTTTAAATGCCAAAATAGGTATGTCTGATAATATGGTGCGACGAAGACCATTAGCAATACTTACATTTATTCCCGATAAAGTGAATGTAAGTATGCCTTCATTTTCATCTCTTGCGCTGATATATGTATCTAAAACTGTGCTTTGTGAAGTTGATTCTGAATCCTGTGCTAATGCTGACATGTTTATATAATAATATACATATAATATCTTGTTTAATCAATTTTTTATAAATATTAATTGTGTTTAATTTATTAACCTAATTTGGTTCGTAATAGTATATGAGTGCAGTTTTATATTATAGTAATTATTGTAATCATTGTAAACAATTATTGCTGAAATTATCAAGGACTAAAACAAGAGATGATATTCATTTTGTTTGTATTGATAAACGTGAAAAACATCAGGATGGTTCAACAAATATAGTTTTAGAGAATGGACAACGATTATTACTACCGCCCAATGTTAAAAGAGTTCCGTGTGTACTCTTACTTCATCATGGCAATCGTGTTATCGACGGGTTGAAAGAAATTAATCATTTTTTAAGTCCAGGAGAGGTTAAAATTAACAAAAAAGCAACAAATAATAATGGTGAGCCTTTAGCATTTTCAATGAATGAAATGGGAAGCGGGTTATCCGATACATATTCATATTTAGATATGTCTGCCGAAGAGCTTTCTGCCAAAGGAAATGGAGGATTGAGAATGATGCATAGTTATACTGGTTGGAGTGATAATCAAAGCATAGCCACGCCGCCTGAAGATTATGTACCTAATAAAGTTGGTGAAGTAGACATGGGACAATTACAGGCAAGGAGAAATCAAGAAATAGTACAGAAAAGATAATCAGATAGTTAAATTATTTAAAAGAATTTTAATAATTAGTTTTATAATGAGTATTGTTAAAGCATTCAATAACCACTTTATAGAGTTTCTTGATGATGTGTTAAATGTGTTTCCGAATGATAAAAACATTAAAACGGCCAAATATTATATCAGTGGAATAATGAAAATAAATCCTAGTATTGTAGTTAAGGCGTGGCACGAATATGTGGTGTTACCTTACTCAAAACAAATAAACGATAGTGATTGGTCATTTTTTATGAGAAAGGATTATGAAAAAGATATTGGAACAAGCGAACAGTATAATTCAGAAAAGGTCCTAGGTGCGATTGAATTAATACGTGATAAAGCATCTAAAATGTCTGATAATGATCAAGAAAAAATTATTAAATATATCCAGAATTTATCAAAACTAAGTATAATGTATAAGCAATAAGTTTAATTTAAAAACAAATTTTTACTTTAGATATATAATGTCTGAAGTAAAAAACGAAGAAGTGACAATACCGACTGAATTTTTAAAAGTCATGAAGGATTTTCTTACTGATATGATAGCCACATTCCCCGAATATACAGATACTCTTAGTAAATTTATGACGGATCTAAACGAAGAAAAACACGATTCTGAAGATATTATTAGTTTATATAAACATAGTAAGGAATTGTACCCAGCCAGATTCTTTGATTTATTATATCAAAATAGCGAAATATTTAATGGCGATGAATCTTTAAATTTATTACCTGGTATTGATTTTCGCGATGTATGGAAACAAGATATTACTGATAAAACAAGATTAATTATATGGAAATATCTTCAATTAATATGTTTTTCTATTATTAATTCTGAAAATGATACAGAATCATTTGGCGATACAGCATCGCTTTTTGAAGCTATTAATGAAGATGAACTCAAAAGTAAACTAGAAGAAACAATGGAACAAATGTCAAATATTTTTGATATGAGCGGTAATACATTTGAAAATATGGGCGAGGGTGTTAATATGGAAGATATGCCAAATTCAGATGATTTACATGAACATATCTCGGGCTTGCTAGATGGGAAATTAGGTCGTCTTGCTAGTGAAATCACTGAGGAAACAATGAAAGACTTTCAAGATATATCTGGAGTAAATTCAGTGAATGATATATTTAAAGTTTTATTCAAAGATCCGGGAAGATTGATGAATATGATTAAAAAAGTGGGAGGCAACTTAGATCAAAAAATCAAATCGGGAGAAATTAAAGAAAGTGAATTGATGGAAGAAGCATCAGAATTGATGAAAAAACTTCATAAAATGCCTGGAATGAAAAACATGCAGAAGATGATGAGTGAGATGGGATTACCAACAGGAGGTAAAAATTCTAAAGTCAATATGGGCGCTTTTCAAGGACAGATGCAAAGAAATATTTCAAAAGCTAAAACAAAAGAACGATTGAGAAGAAAACTAGAAGCAAAGCAAAATGCAAAAGATAATCAAATTAAAATTCTAGAAGCACAATTGGCAGCAGCAAGGGCTGAAAATGCTAACCTAAGTCAACACGCTACAAATATTGTGGTAAATACTGAAGGGTCAAAAAAGAAAAAGAAAAAGAAGAAGAGAAAGCGAAAAAAGAAGAAAACTAATTTGGGAGAGACCCCTCAATAAAAAATAATTTAAAATATATATATAATGACAAATACATTCTGGTTAAATAATCCTGCTATACTATTTGACAGCGATCACATAACTGAAGTATGGCCTAGTAGTAATTTAGACTATGTTTCAAAATTAAATGCGGTAACTAGACTAGTAATACTTTTAACTGTTATAGGGTTTTTTACTAGCGGATTCTTTAAAATATTAGTAAGCGCTGCCATTACTTTAGTTATAATTGTTATCATGTATAAAACTAAAAAGAAAGACACTGTTAAAAAAAAGATAAAAGAACAGATAGTTAAGGAAGGTTTCACCAATCCAAATCTTTACAAAGCAACGAAACGTTCTTTTACTACACCAACCGCAAAAAATCCTCTAGGAAATGTACTTTTACCTGAAATTAAATATAATCCAAAACGACCAGCAGCAGCCCCTTCTTTTAATCCTGAAGTAGAAAAAGAAATAAACAAAAGTGCTGGAAATGTGGGACCCGACCCTAGATTATTTTTAGATTTAGGCGATACTTTAAGTTTTGAACAATCCATGCAAAGGTTTTATACTACCGCAAATTCAAGAGTTGCCAATGATCAAACCGCATTCGCTAAGTTTTGTTATGGAGATATGCCATCCTGTAAAGAAGGAAACGGATTGCAATGTTTGAAAGATAATCCCAGATGGATAAATTACTAAGAAAAATAATCTTAAGTATAATTATATAGAATGGCAAGCGTATATAATTATAATTTTGATAATCTTACGAGAATTGGCGACGATACTTGTGGTATAACCGGCCGTGAAGCCCAAAACAATGCTATGGGTAGCTATACAACTACAAATTATTTTCTTAAGGAATGTGGTATGAAAAAACCAATTGCTTTTGCAACTCAGCAACCAAATATGTTTTATAACGGAGGTTTTGGCCCCTGCGGTGCCGGTGGTTGTAATATTACCTCCGATTCCAATCTTAAAATTGGTACTATCCAAACCCACCCTAAATGCAAAATCAGTCTTCAGCAAAGACCATTTAGCACAGTTCCATATTTAGGCCGTGGTCCTCCTCGTCCAGTTCTTGAGGCGCGTCTTCAACAAGGAGCAATGATTAATGACACTAAATCCTGTAAAACAATCACTGAAACCTCTTACTCCAACTACAGTCGTACTCCTCTTCTTCCAACCGTACAAGCTACGATTCAAAATCCTCATAATCTTATTGAAGGTGTCGCAGCTGAAGGATGGATCAGAGGAGGCCTTCCTTCTAGAGAATTAACTAGGGATCAAGATTATCTTGAGCGCCAAACGCATTCTCAATAAATACTTAAAAATTAGTGAATAACTATAGTAAATGTATAATTATTCACTCAAATTAACATATCCTAACGAAAACGATACTGTGTATAGAAAAGAGCTTTTAGAAGCTTTTCATTTGACCGAGTATACCGATCAAATTAATCGTCATATAGACAATTTATACGAGAAAGTTAAAGAACATTATACCGACATTATCCAATGTTTAAATGAAAATGATCCTCTTATGCAATTTGGAAAAACGAACACAGAAGGTTGTTTTATGATATTAAAAAAATAATATTACTTTATTACATATTAATATGACCGACACAAGTTTAAAAAATTCAAAAGGATGGTACTGTCAAGAACAAAGAGGAATTCAAAGACAATTTGATGCAAATATATGGAAGTTTAAATGTATTGCAGAAGATAGCAGATTTCCATGTGCTGGAATTAATATGCCCATGATGACTAATGGATATAATAACAATGTTTTATCTAATAATGCTTCAGACATTGAAAGCGCATTATTTGGAATAGGCTCTACTAATTTAGTGAAGCAAAAACCGGCAGTTAAACCAGAACTTAACTGTATGGGGAATGTTAAATTTTTTAACAGACTTGAGACAATAATGCCAAAACAATTGGTAATCGAAAAATTTCAAAGACCCATCGGTCCATTTTCATAAATGATAAGATTTTTATAGAAATTTTATCATATTAGACAAGTTCATTTTCATCTATAAATTGCACGCTATCAATTTTAAGAACTGCAATATTACTACTGGCATCATTTATAGAATAGGTTAAGTATAATAAATCATTATATTTTCTTAGGCCACAACAGTATTCAATAGGTTTACCATGAAATGTAAATGGGATACTATATTTTTTTATAAACAATGTATCGATATCTAAAACGACAAAGGTATGATAGTAATATCTTTGGTTTTGATGCGATACCATATGACAGACAAACCAGATTTCATTATTTATTATTATACCATTAGTAGAACCTCTGATATGTGAAAAATATCTTGATGTATTTCTTTGTAACTTTGTAATAAACTTATTTTTATTAATTGTTCCTATTGTTAACGGGTTCCATTCATATACAAAAAGTATTTCCGAATTATTATGGAACATCGCCCAATTTTTTTCACATTTTCTCTCATTAGGCGATTCTATAACACATCCGTTCATCTTACAGTTACTTACGTCATATAAACCAAAATGCATACTAACTTCTCTCCCTTTTTTATTTTCATACACAATGGATCCATTATAATAAAGTTTATTTTTGAACTCTATTATTCTTACGTCTTGAATTCCTTCAAGGACTTTCGCATCTTCTCCAATGATTTTTTTATCGCTTTCCGAGATTTCAGGATTTTGCATTTCCTTACTGCTTTTTAAATTTATAAATGTATCATCATGAAATTCAACGCATATATTTTTACTTTTCTCAACATTTTCTCGGTATTTGTATTTATTGGGTCCAGATATATAATAATTTACATACCTTATATTGAAAACCGTTTTATTATTTAAACAAGATATAGAAGGTGTACTTGCTGTAAATAAATTTCCATCAACCAATTTATTATCAACAAATTTACCAGCAATATCTTGTAATTTTACACATTGATAATTATTTTTACTATTAAGATCATCAAGACTTTTAATATAATATCTATAATTTGATAAGATATTTCCAGTTCTTTTTTCTTTGTTCATTAAATCAATAAATAAATAATGAATAATATCTGGATTATAAGACAGTTTATCATTCTTATTTAAATAAAAATAGAAAACAAACAACTCGTATTTTAGCAAATAGCTATAAACATCCGATTCAACGAAAAGCGCGTTCGCGGGAGGATGAGGAATAGTTATTGCTTGTGAATAAAATAAGTTTGCTATTTCAGGTTTATTTTTGATTCTATATAGTTTAATTAAGCGATATAGAGGTTCCGCTCTACCTGGATGACTTTGATACGCTTCTAGGTAATATTTTAATGCATTTGGGATATTTTGAATATGTTCGTAACATTGACCTATTCTATAATAACTGTAAAATATCTCTTCAGTCCAACCACCAATATCAATTCGTTTTTTATATACATCAATTGCTTTAGTAAATTGTCTACTATCAAAATAAGAATTAGCCAAATAAAAATGAGCCCTAGGATCATTTGGTTTGTGTTGTATTTCTTTTAATAATAATTTAATGTCTCTTGTAAATTTATTACTTTTACACCCTCCATCTCCCAAATCATTTATAAATAGTACATTTTTATCAAATACATGACTTTTAAGTTTGCCTGGAATATGAATATATTCATGTGTTGAACCCTTATACTCAAAACCAGGTTTATTTTTTATGATTCTTACATTTTGATAAGTAAAATTATCATTACCTTGTAAAATATGACAATAGTCTAACTCATTTAAAAAATTTTTATCAAAATCTTTGCCTATCTTTAGTTGCATATCCGCGTCTAAAAAAAGTATATAATCACAATCGGTTGTTTCTCTGCATTTTTGAAGAGCATAATTCCTATTATAACCAAAGTCTATGAATTCTTCCTCTACAATTGTCCCCGAAATATCCCATTTCTCAAAAAAACCTTTAATAATTTCCTTTGTATTATCGGTGGATCCAGTATCGCAAATACAGTAAGTATCTACTATTGGCAATACAGATATTAAAAGACGTTCTATAATTTTACTTTCATTTTTAACTATATATTTATATTCTATATATTAAATGGCATTTACTAGATTTAATTATGATGATTGTAGAACTGCAAAATTATTAGAAGAATCAACAGGACCAGGACGATATATGCTTAACAAACCTGGCTGGGGCAATAAACCCTGTTTCTTTGATGATCCGCAAATTAGAATGCAAGAATGGGGAGCAAATCTTAGAAAAGTTCCTAATGGTGCACCAATAGATATTGACAGTGACTTAATGGGAATTACAAGACCGCTAACAAAATATTGTTCAAAAGATGAATATCCAAATACAGGAGTTGTAAAATCCAAAAGAGTAAGGTATCCGACTTATAGTGGAGCTGTTACAGATCAATCTCGCGCAACCCATCCCGCATGGATGTATAAAGATTTAGAACAAAATCATAGATATATATTATTTTTAGATCCACAGGAGAATACTTGTATACCTTTTCAAAACAATCTTAATACTAGAGTTTTAGAGAGGGATTACTTTGTAGATAAGATTCCTTGTATGGTAAAACAAAGGGAGACAGACTTCCAAAAGCAACTTTAAAACAATAAATTTATAAATGTAGGTAATTTATTGTTTAAGAAAATATATTGTTTAATATATAATGGCAGAAATTGCAATACCAGTGTTAGGATTAGGTGCTATGTATATTTTATCAAATCAAAACAAGGAGGAAGAAGTTGAAGTTCCTCAACTAGAAAAATTTACAAATAGAGCAGCTACCGAAGCAAGAAAATTACAGATGGGTAATATTAGGACAGGAGTGCCTGTGAAACCGCCTACTAATTTTCCAGTACAAACATTTTCAGATGTAGGAGATAATCCTGCTAGTTATCCTGCCCCTAATGCGGCAACCGATAGGTACTATAGACAAGATGTATATGAAAAAAAAGTAGAAGCTGGAGGTGACCCTACTAATTCTATGTTATTTAAATCTTTATCGGGCGAACAAGTGCAAAAGAAGGATATCAAATTTAATAATATGGTTCCTTTTTTTGGGTCTAATGTTACACAACGGACAACTAAATTTGGAGGAAATGAAAGTATTTTGGATAGTTATAGTGGTTCTGGATCTCAGATTATTCATAAGAGAGAACAGGCGCCTCTTTTTGCCCCTCACGAAAATTTACATTATGCACACGGTACGCCAAATACATCCGATTTTATACAATCTCGAATGAATCCTTCAAGAAATATGTCTAATACAAAACCATGGAATGAAATTCGCGTGGGACCAGGACTTAATAAAGGGTATACAACAGAAGGGTCTGATGGCTTTAATGCCGGCATGGAAGCCAGAGATATGTGGGTAGACAAAACAGTTGATCAATTAAGAACCAAAACAAACCCCAAAATTACATTTGGTTTAGGAAATCATGAAGGCCCAGCCAATTCAAGGATCAAAAATAGAGGTATTGAAGGCAAAACAGAAAAATACAGACCTGATACGTTTTATATGAATTCTCCTGATAGATGGTTTACTACTACCGGTCAAGAAAAAGCACAGAGATCACGAGCCGAAGAACCCTTACAACCTGAAAATAGACCGTTTACCACTAGAGAATATTTTGGAGCTGGTAATTCTAATCAAAATGGTGCTAGTACTGGAGGGCGCGTTGAAGAAAATTACCGACGCAGTACTAGACCTGAATTAGCACCTGATATTAAATATCCAGGTCAAGCGCATAATATGAACTATCAAACAGGATGGAAACATTTAAAACAAAATTATGGAAAAGGTGGCTATAAATCATATCCTAATTCTAGAACTACTACCAGACAACCTACTGAATTTGGTATTGTAAATGGATGGATGAAAGCAGTTATTGCGCCAGTAATGGATGTTCTTAGACCATCGCGAAAAGAAAATGTAGTGGGCAACTTGAGACCTAACGGGAATGCTGGTGGAGCTTATGGCGTTGACCAGGCGCGTGTTTGGAATCCTGCCGATAGAACCAAAACAACTATCCGCGAACAAACAGCAGAAACTTATGATGTCGCCCAACCGTTCTATAAACATGAAGGGGGTTATGCTACTCGTGAATATCAACTTAAATCCCAGAATCGTACATCAACTAATTGTCCTTATACAGGTAACTCTAGTGGATCTCATAATGGTACTCCCAATGGACCAGTTTATAATGCAGCATATAACGCTCATTTAAATCCATACAAAGAAAAACTTTTGACAAATCAAATAAATGCGGGCTGCGAACCGCTATTCAATGGTAGTCAAAACATTAGAGTGAGAAAATTTGGAACTACACAATCTGCATCTGGTCCAGCTGATATGCCAAAAGAAAGTTGCAATGTGGCTACCTATGGACAAATGGGAGGAAGAAATATTAGAGGTGCAACTGTTGAATGTCAAAGAAACCAACCTGATATATTGAATGCGTTTGATAATAATCCTTTTACGCAACCTTTGAATAGTGTGGCATAATTTTAATATAAAAGGAACTTTATGAATAACTATAAATATGGATATTCATAAAACTATTAAAACAAAACTTAAATATTTCATCGATAAAAAAAAGATTCCTCATATTGTTTTTCATGGTCCATCGGGATCTGGAAAACGCGGTCTTTTAGAATTTTTTATTAAAAGTATTTATTCAAATATTGAAGATATCAAAAAATATGTAATGTATATTAACTGTGCTCACGGCAAAGGGATACGATTTATTCGGGACGAGTTAAAATTCTTTGCAAAAACAAATATACAACATAAGAATGGCAATGTTTTTAAAAGTGTTATTTTATTTAATGCTGACAAACTAACAACCGATGCGCAATCTGCACTAAGAAGATGTATTGAACAATTTAGTCATACAACAAGATTCTTTATTATAATTGATGAACATCGAAAACTTTTAAAGCCTATCGTCTCTAGATTTTGTAATATACACGTACCGTTGCCAAATATTGATAATAAACAAATTAGTTTACATGATTTTAAAAAACAAACATTTAATGAAACATTTAATAATATTTATAAATCTAGAGATAAATGGCTATTGAAATCAATAGATAATAAAAAGAACTATGAAACAATACATAAATGCAGAAACTTCACTGAAAAAATATATGAAAAGGGTTATAACGGTTTAGACATTATGAAGGCTATTGAATCTACTAATAAAATTAACAATACAAAAAAATATGGGTTATTAATGCATTTTGATAAGATTCGGAGAGAATTTAGAAATGAAAAACTATTGATTTTATATATTTTAACAATAGCATTTATGCGTCCGGAAGCAGATTTAGAAAATATAAAAGAAATGTAAAATGGATGATTTTAATACCAACGTCCTTTCAGAAGCGAGAAATGAATACTCATCTAGATTGTTAAACATTCTTACACCATTGGTAATTGAAGGGTTTAATTCAATATTCAGAGAAGCATTCGATCTTTGTATTAGAAATGAAGAAAATAGCAAATATTTAATGACATTTCAGAATTTTTTAACAAGAGTTCCTAAGTGGAATCAAGAAATCATTAATGTAGAAACAAGTCGAATTATTAAAACTAGTAAATGTGATTATCTTGAGGATATACTCACTTGTGTTCACATTACACAGTTGAAGATTTTAACGAGTATTCGTGTCTCAAGCAAACAGAAAAAGATTGATATAGACATTCCAAAGTTACCTGATTTTATTCATAAAGTTTACATTGAATGTGCTAGAAAATTATATAAAAATGTATATTTATTTGAAAAACATATTATGCCTCTTCAGCAGCAAAAAAATATGAGAGAGTGTGAAATTATTATTAGGGAATGTATATTGAAGGTTATTGGAGATAACATGCCTGTTGAAAAGATCCTACGCGCATATATTGACGAAACAGAAGAAGAAGAAGTTGTAGAAGAAACGGTTGAAAAACCAGCAGAAGAAGTACAAGCCGAACAAGAAGAGGCAGAGGCAAAAGAAGCTGCTGCAAAAGAAGAAGTAGTAAAAGAAGACGAAGTTGTCGATTCTAGTGAAAATAGCATTGAAGAATTTAGCATAGCCAAAATAGAAGAGCCAACAAATGCTGTAGAAGAAGATATTGTTTCCACACCGATTAAATTGGGAGATCCTATTTTAGCATCTACCGATGATTTAGATACTCCAACTATACTTCCAGCCTCTTTTAAAATATCGACGGATTCAATAAATAAAACTAATGAAATTAAACCCGCTCCTTCATCGCCACCAAAGGCCGGAATTAGTTTTAGCAATAATGATAGTGTAATGAATTATAATACAAAAGAATCTTCTAGTAAAATATCTGATACTTCGAGTGCATTAATATCCGCTCCAAAAACGGTCGAACGACTTGAAAAAATCAGCCATGAAAGAAATGAACAAAGAAAATTAGAAGAGGCAGAAGATGATGATGAGGATGATGATTTTGCTTTAGAAAAAATTAAAATTTTTGATAATACGCCAAAATTAGACGCTTTAGATGTGCAAATATTAGATGAAAAATTAGCATTAGAAGAAAAGCCCATTTTAACAGATGTAGAGATTTTAAGTTAGATGCGGAAAAATTCTAAATCTATTATTTTTGAATAAATATAATGGACAACAATATGTTTATTCAAGGAATTATCGTTAGTTGTGTATATTTACTTTTTCGATTTATCGAAATGAGATTTATTGTAAAAGAAACAGTTCCTCTTAAGAAATTAATGCGTGATACTTTAGTAGTTTATATTAGTTTTATTTCTGGTTTATTCGTATTTTCACAATTAGAACCTATTAAGAATATTGCTAGTGCACCCGTAGTGTTTACCAACAGCCCGGATTTTTAAATGCGATGTGACATAAAACTTAATGTTATCATGCAACCCACGAAAACTCCAAAAGCATCTGACCAAACAGGAATAGTATTATCAGGAGGCAAAATAGTTTTAATTGATAGACTTACAAATGTACCGAACATAACTGCTAAAACACTAGAATAAACTTCCGCAATGCCTGCGTCTAATAATTCGCCCTTAGGCATAAAGATTTTTAAATACTTTAAAACGTACCAAATACCCAGTACATCTATTATTCCTATAATCATACCATAAGATACTCCTACAATAGTTGTTTTCAATGAAACTTTTTCACCATTGTTTAAAAATTCAGAAAAAGTCCATGGTTCCTTTTTTTTAGCTATCCTAGCATTGTTTTTTAAAGTAAACGCTATAAAAGACATTACATTAACTGCAATAATAGAAATTAAAATAAAAATATAACCTTTTGTTTTCTTGTTCATGTACTTATATACATAAATAAGAAAATCATGCATAAACAGGGAGAGCGTCAATATCAATATATCGTTTTTTACCAACCTTTTTTCTATTTGAAACAAATTTTTGAAATACCGTTTTAGTAACTTGTTTTTCAGGAGTATGATTATGAACAGTCCTGGCTATCATTTTATATAACTTAAAATCAGGATAGCGTTCTTCGCCACATTTCTTATAAAGGATATTTCTTCCTTTATCATCAGTACACCATTCATTAATAAGTGCGGCAATCGGATCACCGCAAGTATTCACATCTTCAATATCATCCATAAAGAAATCATATAAAGCACATGCAAGTCTACATAAATCAAACGATGGATTGGGGTCTAGTCTCGGTTTATTAGAATTCATATATGGTTCACAGTTATATTGTGTAGCCGCGTCTCCTTTTGGATGAAAACTGTCACTACAAATAAATTTACCTTTAAATGAATAAATAGAGCGTCCGAAATCAATTATCTTGAATAGTCTCCCATATGTTGGAACTTTGTAGTAAACTTTGTTATAACGGTAATAAATATACTGTTTATCTGTTTTATTAAACATAATATTATTTGTGTGTAAATCATTGTGCGTAAAATTAAACATCTTTTGATAAGAAACTAATGTCATAATAATCTGAAATAGACACGATCGCCATTCATCGTCAGTTATTTCTTCGCCCAGTAATGAATCTAATGTTGATTCCATTCGCTCTAAACAAATAATTTGTACTGGAAAATCATTTATATTCGCATTGCAGATTATATCGCTATCCAGGGTTCCCATTGAATCGCTTTCACTGCCTTCGCTATCTTCTTCGACCTCATCCTCATCGGAATCACTTTCATCAACCGCGGCGTCAGATTCTGCTGAAGTATGAGAAGATCGGGAAGAACAAGTGGAACTACTTTTTCTACTGCTGTTTTTATTTTTATTTTCATTTTGCTTATTAAATTCAAAAACTAAAGCTTCTGTTAATCGAACCGGGGTTTCATCTGTCATTGGCGTTGAAATAAATAAATCATCGAAATTCTCTCCATTTAAAGAATAAACTGACTTATTGCTTATATTTTTATCAATCTTCAACTTTTTTTTATAGTTTCTAGTATCGGCATCAAAAAATATTTCTTCATCAACTGCCTCTATTTCAAATAGTTTACCTTTATTTTCATGAAAATATTTACTGTCATTTAAATATTCTAAATCATCAAAAATATTGATATTAAAATCCTTTTTGATTCCTAGAAATGATCCAAAGAAATCTAAACCATGGATAAATTTATGTCGATGCAATAAATTACTAGTTAAATATGTAAAGAATCCATCTACATAAGCAGAATTATTTGGATCAAGTACTTTAGGATGACAAGTATTTTCACTTAATTTTGGTAAAGCTACCTTCATTTCTTCTGTCAAATCTTCGTATTTACCAACCATATATTTGATCGGATCAATTAATGGTGAAAATTTAAAAAAAGCTTCTGCTTTTTCTTGTTTATTCTCTGATTTTACTTGACATGTATAAGCATTCTTAATATCTGATTTTTCTAAATTTGTAATATGAAAAGGTTGATTTAAATTAATACTCTGATAGTTCTTTTCCTGTAAGTTAAAAAAATTTCCATATAATGGAATATAATTTTGTATAGATTTAATATTATTTGAATCGAACTCCTTAAATAGCGCCGTATTATCATTTTTTTTATAGTAGATTTGAAACATCAATAACTATAAATAAATGAAATTATTAATTTTAACTAGATTTGTGCGTAATTTATATATAAATTATTAAATAAGCATATATTAACAATGAATTTAGAATTAAAAAAGTTTGATATGAAGAATATTTCCTTTAAACCAAATGAAGCATCGGGTCCTGTTATTGTATTAATCGGAAGACGTGATACAGGTAAAAGTTTCTTAGTAAGAGATTTGTTGTATTATCATCAAGATATTCCTATAGGAACTGTAATATCTGGGACAGAAGCTGGAAATGGGTTTTATGGTTCACTGGTTCCTAAACTATTCATTCATGATGAATACAATACCGCTATTATTGAGAATGTTCTTAAAAGGCAAAAAATGGTAATTAAACAAGTTAAAAAGGAAAAAGCGGCATATGGGAGATCGAATATAGATGGCAGAGCCTTTTGCATTCTGGATGATTGTTTATATGATAATTCATGGTCAAGGGATAAGTTAATGAGACTACTCTTCATGAATGGCAGACACTGGAAAATCATGCTTGTTATTACCATGCAGTACCCTTTAGGGGTACCTCCAAATCTAAGAACAAATATTGACTACACTTTTATTCTTAGAGAACCATATATCGCTAATAGAAAAAGGATTTATGAAAACTTTGCAGGTATGTTTCCTACGTTTGAATCATTTTGTCAAGTAATGGATCAATTTTGGTTGTTTCAAATAATGCAAAATCAAATAAGCTTGAAGATCAAATTTTTTGGTATAAAGCCAGTGCTCATAGAGAGTTTAAATTAGGCAGTAAAGAATTTTGGGATATGAGCAAGGATCTAGGAAGCGATGATGAAGACGAAAATTATGATCCAAAAGCTGGAAGAAAAGGCCCTACTATTAATGTAAAGAAGAGTAGATGGTAATTTATATAGGTTCTAATTTTGAAAATTGTCCACCGCCCAATCCGGCTGCGTTCTCAAAATTTTCTTTTGAAAAGGCCTTATAGTCAAAAGTACATTTGTGTTCTTCAGATGGAAAATGCTTAGAACAAAAGCACATATGACATCTACATTTCATAGTTTGCTGAGTTAAAGTTAATTTCTTCCTACAATCTTCAAAGCAACAGCGATTTTTCTTTTTTTTATTCTTGTTTTTCTTTTGCTTCTTTTTCGGTGCGGGAGGCGGAGTTGTTCGGCTAGCAGATATCCTGCTTTCAAAATCAACAGGCGTAGTCCTTCCCTTTAAAGAATTAGGATTGGATATTTCTGATGGCAATTGAGGTGCTTGATTCATGTTATTATATAAGATATTGATTATATTTTATATAATTGATTTATTTAATTTCAATTTAATACTTATTCGCCCTTCTTCTCCTCATCGTCTTTCTCTGTTACAGTCATATCAACATTTTGATTTTCTGCGCCCTCCAATTCAGCTTTGGTAGCTTTATCTGTTTCTCGAGTTCTGATGTTATCCCCTTCAAAAAGTTCTTTTCTAATATCCGCAGAGCTTACAAGGTCCTTACTCTTGAGATTGCCTTCAATACTGGTTGTTCCAACGCCAACAAGATTTCCATCTTTATCAATATTTTGAGTAAGTTTATTACCACTTTCTTTCGCAATTTTAACATTCTCTTCAATGGCTTTTCTCTTTGTTTCGGAAACTCTTTTCTCAAACTGTTGTTTGGCTTGTCTCTCATTCTTATTTTTCTCGTGCATGAGTTGATTAAGCTCCTCCTCCAAATATTCTACACGACCCGTCTTGTATGCTTTAGGATCCCAGGGCATCCACATTCCAACAGGACCTACAAAGACATCATGGAATGGATCTACTTCTCTTAACATTTTACATCTTAATTCCGCCTCCTCTTGAGAAGGATAACTTCCACGGATCTTCAATCCTCGTGTGTTAGTTTGGAATGCATATGATTCATTAAAGACCTTTTCTAAGTCGTCCTCTTTAGCATCTAAAAAGTTTTTATAATCATCTCCGATGTTGGTTTTTACCAAATCTGCTTCTTCACTTTTAATATATTCTTGAAAATCCGTCATTACTTTATCAAAATTCATACTGTATTTATACGAAAGAAAATTAAGAAAAGCTGTAAATTTTTGAACTCCTTTAGTATAATCCCAATGCTTTAGGAATTCTTCAAAGTAAAAAAGCTCTTTTTTCTTAAGAATACTATCGGGACTTACAAATGAAATACATGTAAACTTTTGTCCGGCAATTGGTTTATCCTCATCAAGAAGATCAACATATTTAGGATTGGGTGTCCCATCTGGGAGATTTTGTTTTTCAAAGGCTAATTCTTTAGACATTTATATATTTGTGAGTCTTATTATTTTAAGTTATTTTTGAGGTAATAATAAAAATTTTTTTCTCGAGAAATAATATAATATGTTGGGTGAATTAGGAAGTCTCTTAGATCTCGGTGAGCTTATCCGCCGCGTCGTAAAATACTTAGTTGAAGGTATTATGGTTGCTATTGCTGCTTACGCAATCCCAAAACGTTCTCTTAACTTAGATGAAGTTATGCTTATTGCTTTGACCGCTGCTGCTACATTCTCCATCTTAGATACATACGTTCCTAGTATGGCCGTTGGTGCACGATCTGGTGCTGGTTTCGGTATGGGTGCCAATCTTGTTGGATTCCCACGTATGTAAATTTATTTAGTATAATCTAAAAGTAAAATTATACTAACTTTCAATCTTACAATTTAAGAACGGATATTTGCTATATAACTTAAATATAGCTTGTTCTTTAGCTTTTGCTTCAATCATTATATCAATTTCTATTCCATATTTTTGTGGTATTTCTAGTAAGAACTCTGGTATAACTTCAATATAATCAGAATGGTGACCGCAACGCCCACTACCTTGTTCTGAAACATGAAATTTAGGTTTTATACCTCGTTTTTTCCAACTTTGTAGAATTGCTGGGATATATTCATTTTCAGGTTTAAGCGTTTCGTCTGGATGAAGTATATTATAACAAGTATAGTGATGAGTGTCGAATACAACCGGAATATTTACCTTATTTGATACGTAAAGACAGTCTTCTATTGAAAAGCATTTTTCACAATTTTCTAGAACCAAACGGTTTCTTACTGATTCTGGCAATCGCTTATAATTTTCACACCATCTATCTAATGTTTTTTGTTTATCTCCATATTTTCCTCCTCCGTGTACTACCATTACTGAATTTACGCCCATTCCCATTCTATCTAGTACTTCTGCGTGATAACTAAGGTCATTTATAGTTTGATTAAAAGCATCTTCATTTGGCGAACCTACTACATTATATTGACCTGGATGAAAGGTTAATCGATGATTTAAAGAACGCGCATATTCGCCAATTTTTTTAAGCAATGTATCCGCAAAATCCATAGTATAATCATCTACTTTAGGATTACTTTTATGTGGAAATAGCTCGCTGGATATTCGTAAAACCTTTATTCCATTTTTTTCATTCCACTGTATAAGTTTATAGAGATCGGCAAGATTTTGCAATATTTTTAATTTAAGTTCTTCAATTCCTAACTCCTCGATCTTTCGAATTATCATTTTTCTAGAGCAAAATATTGTTGGTTTTTGCGAACGTAATATAGAGTTCAGACAACATAGACCTAGTTGAACTGGTTTATTTATAGACATTATGGGCAACTTGTTGTTAGTATTTGAAATTTTTTATAATTCAATTTATTATATGTATTTACTTTTACTAGTATCTTTAATAATCTGTTATTTAATTTACATACTTTGCTTTCCGAATAAGGAAGGGATGAAAAGCAAACACATAAAAAAATTAAACATAATATTATTAGGAGATTATGTACTTCATGAACCACAATCATCTGATTATCCTTCAATAAAAGAAATGTTTAAAGCAAAATTTCCTCTTGCCAATGTTGAAGCATTAACATCAGAATGTAAGACTATTGAAAACTATAGTAAGGATATTTCGAAATTATCTCCAGCAAAATATAATAACTCTGAAACTTATTTTTTTGTTTCAATCGGATCTAATAATATTTTCAGTAATCTTGTCAATTGCAGTAAGGTATTTGATGTAAAACCAAAAGAATCTAATAAACCCGCGCAAAAGTTGCCTTGTTTAACAACTAATGAAATATATAAAACATGGACTCCTGAAATTGATACCTTACGAAAGAAATTTCCAAAATCCAATATAATTTTAATAGGGTCTTTTCATCCTTTAAAAGATAAAAAAATTAAACTATGCAATGAAACAATACAAACAAATAATCAAATAGAAGATGATATTGATACATGGAATCTTGAAACTAATAATTATAGTAAGAAACATAAATTAAGTTATATACCGTTGGATAAGTATATAACAAACGATGATTTAGAAAAAGATGGTATAACTATCAAACCCAAATCAATAAAGAAATTAGCAGCCGTATTATTTCATGAAATAAATTAAAAATCAATTTAAGAAAACATCATAGTAATACTGTATAATGCTTTTTCTTATTCGTTGGAATATTCATCCCTCTAAACGCGTTGACTGTTGGAATGTTTTTGGTAATATGACTCCAGAAGATGACATTAAAGATTCGGGACCCGATATTAAAATTATTGGTCGGTGGCATCACTTGAGCGGAGATGGTGGTGTATGTATCTGTGAAACAGATAATGTTACCGCTCTTAATTCTTTTATGCTTAATTGGTCCCCTATTTGTGATATCACTATTAATCCAGTAGTAGATGATGCGGGTGCTCGTGCATCTCTTCAGACAAAACCCTTTTTTCAGAAAAAGGATTCAAGTTCTGCATAGGATATAGCTATTAATTCTTGTGTACGATGTTGTTCTATAAATTAATATAATTTTGTTTACTTTTAAGCAATATTATATTGTCGGAACGTATTCCCATCTTAACTCAGCGCAAATTTTTTTCCAGATTTCATCCTGTTCTATTCTTTTTACGGGATCTTTTAGCATTGGAAAAAATGGTAAAAATTGTGTTTCTCCTAATAATTCGCACATCTTGTATAAAACATAGTAATAATTTAGAAAATTTACCCTATCATCTGGACAATGCTTTGCATAAGGTCTCTGTATATCCATAAACAAACTACATAGTTTTTCTTCTAATTCAGGACTCATTATTGGAGGTTTAATGCCTAATTTATCTTTGATAAAAGGAATATGCTCATAATATTTGTTATAACCTAATTTTTTTAGTATATCCTTTGCCTTTTTATTTGTCATTTGTTTTAAACTAATACGCTCCTTTTTAATTTGAGCTTTTATATTATTTAGCACTTCATCGGGAATTTGTGTAGTTTCTTTAGCTTGAAATTGAGCAAGAATTTCGCGGAAATGGTTAATTCTTTTGTAAGCATAAAAACAAACCTCCTTTGGAGGTTCCTTATAAGAAGGTTTCTCATGTTCAACCAAATAAGAAAAACGCTTACCGCATTTTTTACATATTAAAACTCCTTCATAATCAACGGAAATAAGTTCTCCTTTACATTTATTACAGGTATCGTGCTTTGTTGTGTACTGTGAAATATCAAAAAAACTTTCATCTATATTTGTAAGATATTTTTGAATTGTAGTTAATTCTTCTTTTTTATTTAATTTATTTTCATTTTTGTTTTTGTTAAAAAACGAATGTAAAATGGTAGTTTTATTTTTTCCTTTGGAGAGAGTTTTCTTTTTTTCAAAATAATCAAATACATGTTGAGCATTATCTAATAAATAATCCTTTTTCTTTTTTTTATTTTTTTTTATTGTAATCGCGATTTCTTTTAATTGATCTTCAAGATCTAATTTTTCTTCAATATTTAGGTTAGTTTTTAACTTTTGTTTTATTTCATTTTTCTTTTTAATGAGATTTGGCAAAATGGTAAGCTCTGCTGATTTAAACTCTTCCATTTTTTCATGATGTTTACTATCTACTGTTACATTATTTTTTGTATTGTTCCCGATCTTTTTTGTAGCTTTGGGCTTAAAAGATGGCATATATAGTTATTTAAACAAAGTATTTAATTAAATTTTTCACCAATTATTGTTTTGTGTTGAAATGAGTATTCTCTTTTCTCATTAATTAATAATGGATACGACAAATATATACATAACTAATTCTAATGAAACTGAGATTGATCCAAATAAAGAATACAAAATGGTGTTGTTTTATAATGCTTTAGACGATGGTTGGACAATTAAAAAAAAAGGGAAGATTATCTCAAAGGATTCATGAAGGAGAATTTTGATATGAAAAAAATTTTAGACAATTAATTCGATTAATTAATGGTTTTCTCGTAAAATTTTTTTCTTTAGCAATATTATAACAATATGGGAGGAGGATTAATGCAACTCGTAGCCTACGGCGCACAAGACGTCTATTTGACCGGTAACCCACAGATCACTTTCTGGAAAGTGACCTACCGCAGACACACTAACTTTGCTATGGAATCTATTGAACAAACATTTAACGGCCAGGCCGATTTCGGTCGCCGTGTGCAGTGCACTATCTCCAGAAATGGTGATTTGGCATACCGCACCTACCTTCAGGTAACTCTTCCAGAGATTGGCCAGGACTCCTGCTGCAATCCTAAAGAGTGCGACAAGGTTTACGCTCGCTGGTTGGACTACCCAGGTGAGCAGCTTATCTCTATGGTTGAGGTTGAGATTGGAGGCCAGCGTATCGATCGCCAGTATGGTGACTGGATGCACATCTGGAACCAGCTTACCCTTACCGCTGAGCAAGAGCGTGGATACAACAAAATGGTCGGGCAAACAACCCAGCTTACTTACTTAGTTGACCCTTTGTTCGCTGATGTTGACTCTGCCTGTGCCAACAACACTGTCCCAGCTGCCGTCTGCGCACCTCGCAACGCCTTGCCTGAGACTACCTTGTATGTCCCACTTCAGTTTTGGTTTTGCCGTAACCCCGGTTTGGCATTGCCTTTGATCGCCCTTCAGTACCACGAAGTCCGCATCAACCTCGAGCTTCGTCCTTCTGATGAGGTTCTTTTCGCTGTTACTCATCTTGGTGATGATACAGCTGAATTAACTACTTCTAGCAATGCCACCAAAGTGAAGGGATTCCCAAAACCAGGTACCTCTGTCAAAGACGCAGTTTCTTACCAGAAATCCCTTGTTGCGGCTTCACTTTACGTTGACTACGTTTTCCTTGATACGGATGAGCGTAGACGTATGGCCCAGAACCCACACGAGTACCTTATCGAACAGCTTCAGTTCACTGGAGATGAATCGGTCGGTTCTTCGTCCAATAAGATCAAACTTAATTTCAACCACCCTTGTAAGGAGTTGATCTTTGTTGTTCAGCCAGATGCCAATGTTGATTACTGTTCCTCATTCTTGTCGGGAACACACCTTAACAAAGCTATGGGTGCTCAGCCATTTAACTACACTGATGCCCTTGATGCTCTTGTTAACTCAATCAATGCATTCTCTGGTCCTTTGGGAGTTGCGGGCAATACCGGCAACGGAAATGCTGCTTTCATTGATCAACTTGGTGGAGGTATGTTCCAGGATCCTGGAGCAGATACTCTTCCACAAACTGGAATCCAGTGGGGCAACGCTTTCGACCAGACAGACCCCGCTACCTGGGGCTACGGCGCATTGTCTGC